GCTTCTCTAATAGCTTGTGATTTTAATTTAGACCTATAGTTAATTTGTTTAAAGAACTCATCACCTGCGTTTAGAAATCTTGAAGGTAATCTTACAGCACCACCTAAAAACTTATTCTTAATAGCTTTATCGGTAGCTGTATCTAATTTAGATGCTCCTGCGTCTTTTGATTGAAGAACTAATTCTCCATTTTTAAAAGCAACTTTAGTATATTTAACAGCAGTACCTAAGTACTCTACCATTCCTGCATATCTATCTATGCTTTCTTCAAAGTTTCTCTTATAAACTTTTGCTTTTTCTACATCGCCTTTTGAAATTAATTCTGAAGCTTTGTTACCAATAGCATCTTCTAAAGGTCTTAATAATCCTACAACACCATTTGATAATGCGTTTACTAATTGTGTTTTAGGTGAAGATAAAAGTGCATTAATCCATACTTCGTTGGCAACATTCCAAGCTTTATTTTTTAATGCAAAGTTTAAAACTTGTCTTGTAACTGTTGGGCTATCTGCACGAGCCATTCTGTCTAGAAAATCATCAAAAGCTTTTTCACCACCACCAAAGTTTAAATAAGCATTTTTAGAATTTAGAAACTCTTGTTCAATTTCTTTTCCTTTTGCAAATTCATCTTTTGTTAATTGGTAAACTCTTAAGTTTCTACCTGTAGCACTTCTAACTCTTTTGCTGTTTACGGTCATATTTTCCAACATAAACATAAACATCTGCATATCTTCTTTAGTTCTGCCACCTGACTTGTATTGTCTTACAAATTTAGGAAAGGCGTTTAACAAAGAAGTGTAAGCTACTTCGTGTGCAAATATTAAGCTTTCAGTGTTTTGAACATTGTCAGCAAATTTTGAGAAATCTTGAAATACTTTATTAACGTCTCCACCGTAATCATTCACAGCTTTACGTCTTACTGCTTCATCAGTAACTCTTTTATTTAATCCTTTATTAACTTTAGAAACAGCATCATAAAAAGATTTAAAAGTTTTAAGACCTTCAAAAGATAATCCACCTTCTAATTGACCAGTCTTTTTATTTAACTTTGGTTTAAATGTTTCAAGGTTAATAAATCCTTCAGGAATATTAAAAGCTTCATCAGCATTAATTTCACCTTTTTGCCATTTCTCAAAGTTTGATTTTAAATTCTTTTTAACGACATTATTTAAGATTACGATTTGTTGGCTTTCAGTAATCTTCTTTTGAGTTTTAAATTTAAGTGGTTCACCTGCATCAAGAGCATCATTAAGAATTTTCATCTTATCGCTAATTGATGTAGCTTCGTCTAACTTATCTTTAATAGTATCAAAGACTTCATTAGTCTTTTCTAAATATTCTTTATCTTCTTTTATTTGTTTTGCATTTTTACTTTCGTTTCTAATATTTTTTACAAAACGTGTTCCTCTGAATATAGCTTCTGTTATTCCACCTAAAGCTAAACCTTCTAAAGCATTTTTAAATCTTGCTTCATAAAAACTATCACTTTCATCTGACTGTAAATAATCTAAATAATTATCAACTGTTTCAGGTGCATACTCTGCTAATAAATCTGTAAGTCTTCCTGAATTTTCATCAAAGACAGTAAAGTCTGCAACAGCACCTTTCACTGAAGCTTGTCCGAAACTTCCAATCTTTGTAGTTGCAGGTGCAATCTTTCCTGCTTTAAATAATTTATCTACACCTTTAAATCCAATTATAAACTGACCAATACCTTCAACAAGGTTACCACTTAATGAAGTTGTGTGGTTATCATTGTCAGGATTTGTTGGGTCATAGAAGAAACCTTGAATGTTATAAGCATCTTTAACACCTATAGCACCTGTAAGTGGAGATAATATTCCATAGGTTTTCTTCCCACTTTCATTTAATTCTTTTATCGCTCTATCGTAAGGTACGTATTCAATTAAGTTATTGTTAGCATCTGAACCATAACGAAAGCCACCGAACGTAGTCTTTTCTCCTAAAGTGTCACTTAATTGTTCAACTAAACCTACTGTACTATTTATTGCTTTTCTTGAAGCTTCATACGGTGCAACAACAGCAGTATCATATAACCAGTTCTTTTTTAAAGCATCAGGAACATCATTTAGAAGTCCTTCAGGATTTTCTACTTTTTCAGCTTGTTGAACTTGTTCTAATTGTTTTGATATTTCTTCTTCAGTTGTTCCGTCAGGAAACTTTAATAATTCACCGTTAGGTGCTTTTCTAAATATTGCCATTTATTATTGTCCTAATAATTGTTTGTCTAGTGAGTTGAATAATTGTCTATTAGACTGACTTTCATTAAATTCTAATGCAGGAAACAGAGCATCACCTTTCGTTGATTTAGCTGTCTTCATTACTTCAATGATATTTCTAAATTGATTAATAAAATCTGTTTCAAATAAATCTTCATTAAAAGAACCATCGTCAGTGATGTATTTCTTTTGATTACGATTAGATTTGTACCATCTTAACATTCTAGTATTGATGTAGGTCTTTGCTTGTGACGCTTGAAGTTTATCTCCTGCTTTAGCTTGACTAGATAAAATTCCATTCAAACCATTTATCATTGCTTGAAACTCTGGGTTACTAAAGACTGGTTTGTTTTTAAATGACCTAGCGTTAGGTATGTCTGAATTTATTAAAGAAGTATAAGTAGACTTTCTTATATTTCCCGCTCTCATTTGTGAACGTGCTAATTCTTCAGCTTTTTCATATTCACCATTATCAATTAATTCACCAATCTGTTGCATAATAATATTATTGTCAGAGTTACCACCATCAAACTGTTGGTCTTTAATGTAAGTATCTATTGCTTTTATCTCTACTGTTGTTCTGTCGGAACTGTTTCGGTAATCAATAATGTTAAAATTTTCATCATCTTCTTTACCTTCTAAAAATTGATATGTTTTGTTAAAAACTTTTTGATTTATAGTTTTCTCTAAATTGTTATCTGCACTTTCTTTGTCTTCTTGGTTCTTAATTAATAAAGTTAATAATTCTTCTTGTTTTCTTTTAACCTTACCAATCTCTGCAAATGAACCTGTACCACCTTTTATAAATTCTGGTAAATTAGCAATTATCTCTTTTGCATATTTGTAATCTCTTGTTGTAGTTACATATTTTTCTAAACCTTCTAAAACTCTGTCAGTAACATTTTCTTCTCCAACCCCAACAAGGTCTTCAATCTCTTTTTGTATTTTATCTCCTAAAAATTCAAATTTAGATTTACCGTCACTAAACTCTCCTAAATCTGAACTTTTAAAATCTTTAAATTTTTCAAAGATACCAAATATTCTATCTGATACTTTTTCATTAAATTTATCTTCAAATATTTTTAATTGTTTCTGTCTGTGATTATTTTCTAAAATTGCTCTGTAAGATGATGTATCTTTAAAGAAACCTTTTTCTAATTCTATAGGATTAAAGAAACCTAAATTATTTTCTTTAATAAAACTGTCTAATTCTGATTTATAAAACTGACCAAAAGCACCATCTCTAGTGTCATTTTCAACACCTTTCTCCTGATAATTTTTACCTAATTTATCTATAAATCTATTAGCATAATCATTAAGAGTAAGTTCTTTATATTTTTCAATATAATAAGGATTTGCAGTTTTATCTATTAATCCATTCTTAACTGCATCTCTAAAGTTAAGTTTGTTTGAATTATAATCTTGTAAAGCTTTACCTGCGTTTTCCTTTTTTTGTTTTAACTCACTACCAATAACTAATTTCTTACCTGCATCATTTACAAAGTTATCTAAAGAAGCAAACAACTCTTTTGCTCCTGCTACTTCAGGTTCAGCTTGTGGTTTATAGTAAAGGTTAAAATCTTGTGAAACTACATCAGGTAATTCATTAGATAAGCCTAGTATAGGTGTTTCTCTTTTAGCCATTATAACCAAACTCCACTAACTGATTTCTTTTGATTGTTTTTATCTGTAGTTGTTTGAAGACCATTTTGCTGTTTCATAAACTCTAAACTGTAATAAGTGTTAGCAACATTAAGTGCTGAAGAAGCAAATAGAAGTTCTGGGTTTGGTGGTTGAACATAGACAGACTGTGCTTCTTGTCCAAACTGAATAGCTTCCATATTTCTTTCAAACTGTGAAATATTAATTGCTAAATTATTAGCTACTGAATTTAAGTAATTACCTTCAGTTCTGTAGTAATCAGCTAATAGTCCTTCAATAGAACCACCTATAGCTACTCCGCTCTCTCCTGCTGAAGTAATAAATTTTGCTCTAGTTGCTCTAGCTTTTTGTGAAGCTTCAAAACCTTTTGCTTTTGCTAATTTAACTTGTTGTCTAATTTTAAGTTGTTCAGAAGCATATCTTTGTAACGCATTAGCTTTTGCAATTTCATTTGTTCTTTTCTGTGCTTCGTATTGTGCTTTCTGTTGTTGCTTACCTTGTTGGTATTGTAGACCTGCACTTACTGCACTTACTGCTAGTAACGCTTGTGATGCTGTTATTGGTTCGCACATATTTTAATAAATTCGTAAAAAGGTAGGTTCTCTACTCCGTGATTGACTTTTCTTATGAAAATAAACCCACACCACTTCAACCAACGAATGTGTAATTCGTTTCTACAGTCTACGTAGTTCCATAACTTTCTATATTTTGAATTTAAGAAATTTACGACTTGTCTACTTTCTCGTAAGAAAGATATTTTAATTTTCTTTATGTCATCTGAAGCTAGTAGCCAAATGACACCATCTCCACCGACACCATACATTCCAACTGGAACATCTTCTGTATTTACAATTGTAAAACAAAAGTCCGATTGGAAAAATCCTGTTAGAAGTGCCTGATAAGGACTTCTTCCTGAAGAACTAAGGATTTCTCTTTTATCTTCATATCGTAATCTAGGTGCTAAAAATTCTACATCAGAAATTTTAGATAACCTAAAACCATTAAACTCTTTGTGATGCTGTAACATAATATCCTTGCCAACTGGCATTGATAAAATTACTTGGCAAATGACTGTCGTTTTTGATTGTAACTGTTAGTTTGTCATTTTCAGATTGAACAGCAAAGGTGTAATCACCATCTTCTAAATTAACTGTACCAAGTATTCCTGAACCTGTAATTGTTCCTGTGTATGTTGTGGTAGACAGGTCTCTACCTACAGGTTTAACTTCAGTAGTAAAATAACCAGTATCATTAAAAGATACTGCCCAGTTTCTAATTTGTAGTCTTCCTTCTTTAACTGAAATTCTTGAACCTTGTGTATCTGCTGTTTGAATAAATTGTTGTGAGAATACAAACTTAAATTCATATTGTTCTCCAACGAAATAGTTTTGAGCAGTAATATCTCCAGTAACAACTATATCTGTTCCTGATTGTGATACTGTAGTGATTGCTTGTCCTGCTTTATTACTTGCTCCACTTCTTCCCACTACTTTCATAGTATTTTGAATTTCGTAAGGTAACGTTATTGTAGTTTGATTAGTACCTGCATCATAAACTTCTGTAATCTGTGTGTTGTCTAATTTTCTATCTAAATGAGATAAATAAGTTTCTCCTGTATCAGTTAGTGCAGGTGAAACATCTAGTGTTTCTAAAAAGACACCATCACTTCTTTCAATAACTAGGTAAAGAGTATTCTCAATAAAATCTACGTTTAATATAGTATCATTTGAAGAAGAACCAAAAGTCCATTTACTCCAAGCACTTTGTAATCTTCTATTTTGTGAAACATAGTATTGATAAACATATAAAGCATTTTGTTCATCAGAAGACAAAGCTACAAAAATATTTTCTGTAGTTGCACTACTAATCTTAAATACATTCTTTGGAATAAATTTAGGTACATTACCTGTAATATCATCTGCTTGTTTTGTGTCAGTATCAGATGCAATAAAAAATTCTCTAAAGCCTGTGAAGTTTCCTTTACCAAAAGCAAAATAAACATTACTTCCTGCTCCTACAGGTTTTACATTTTTATCTGCTTCAAATTCTGTAGTCACATCAATACTAATATTTGCTGATGTTAATGTTGCTCCACCAGTTAAAATAAATTGTGTTTGGTCAGAGAATAATAAAAGTTCTTCATCAAATGAAATTGCGTGTCTTAAGATTGAAACTTTTGTATGAGTTCCTGCAACATCAATTGGGTCAGTATCTAAAGTTTGTGTAACTGTTTCAGGAAAGAAATTAAAGAACTCTCCTGCTCTACTAAAGATAACGTTTTCATCTGAAAGAAAACCTAATCTATTTCTATGAAAGAAAACATCATTTAGTTTTCTACCTACAAATGTTGGTTCAGGTGAACTGTCTTCATCTCCAACTAATCTTTCACCCCAAGCAGGTACATTATAATCTGTTCCACTTATTGTATAAGTTGAGCCATCTACTTGAGTAAATCTAAAATTTCCGTCAGCACTTCTAAGTAATACGTGCGGTAATGTTGTTTCATCAAACTGTGTTTTAATATCTGGTGCTAAAGTTTCTTCCCATAAATCATCAGCTTCGATGTATTTAACATAATAATTATCAAATGAATTTTCTGCACTACCAGTGATTTCTACAACCATATTATCAATTGCAGGTGTTGGTAAATCTGAAAAGTTTTGTACTCTATCTTTTACGACTTGTGACGCATCATCACCATAACCATCAGATGCAGTAATTTCTAAAGTACCTGAAGATTTAGTTACAGAGAAACTAGAGTTTCCTATTTTACTTAATGTAATACCAGAAGGACTTCCAATAGCGGAATACAATCCGTCTCTAATACTTTCCGTATCTGTGTTGGAAGACGTAAAGGAATAAGTTGTTCCATCAATGGTAATTGAATACTTAGTGGAATTAACACCTTGTAATACTGAATAAACTGCTTGTTCAATTTTTGTGGGTGATGTTGTGTTACCCATAGCTGTCGTAATCGTTTTATTTAAAATAAAAGTGTAATCAGCTACCGTTACACAAACAAAATCTTGTTTTGGATTAGAAGAAGTTAAGTAGTTAGTTGCTCCAGTTTGATTAACAACTGTTTTACTAGTACCGTCAATGTCATAAACAGAAACGCTACCATTAGTAAGAACAACAACATACCTCTCATTAGTATCTCTGTTAATCGTGTGAATATAAGCATTTGATAAAGAACTTCCTGTTAATTTTGCTATATGATTTGTTGGTGGTCTTTTTTTTAAACCTTCAACAACTGAACTAAATCCATTTATCTGTTCACCTGCTTGTGAATTAAGTCTTAATACTTCTGGTTGTTGTGAAACACCTTGTACTAAATTTGGAATTGTACGTGATACTAATGGCATTAGTAAACTCTGTTATTTCTAGAGATTGTGTAAGCTTGTTCAGGTGTATCAAATATTGTGTAATCACCTGTCTGCATTTCTGCTTGTTTTAAAATACTTAAAGCTTGTTTTTCATCTTCTTGTGAAAATTTATGTAAAGTATTTGCACCTAGAGTTCTGTCGTGAAATACTCTAGCACTTCTTATAGTTATATAACGTTTAGCCTGTTCAGGAATTTCATTGAAAGGTAAAAGATAAATAACTGTTACGTTGTCTAAATTCTTTGTAAATGTATCTGTGTTCGTTGCTAAATTAAATAGAAAACCATCTCTTTGAACAATATCAAATTGAGTTTTAGAATATAAGTTTGGGTCTAACTCAACTCTAACAACGTTAGTTGCTAAAGGTATTTGATTGTCAGTATTTCTACTTAATGTAACTTTGTAATGAGTATTAAAATGCCAACCTTGTGATTGGACTTCTCTTGTAATTTCATTAAGAACATTTTTAGCTACTGTTCCGTCTACAGGTAAACTTCCAGTTAAAGTATTAAGTGGTGCTTCACCGATTGTTGAAAGAATAGTATTTACTGCTTCTAATTCAGTAGTTCTTGTTTGTATTGTCATATTAAGAAAGTGATGGCGGATATTTCACCGCCACCACATAAACTGCAATTAAGCAGTTGCAATTGAGATTGCACTTTCAGGTCTTAAAATACCGTGACCTAAAGCCATTCTGGCAGTCATTAATGTCCCAATTCTTCGTGGGTCATAATTACTTTCCATCACTAAATCTTTAAGTTTTACAGTACCAAGTGCTGAACTGTGCATTACAACAGCATACGTATTAGAAAAGTCACCATTGTAAGTGTTATTAGCACCAGAGATTGAAGCTGATAAATCAGTTGCAAATACTTCTGTTGCTGTGTTTGACTTAACAATTGGAACTCCACCGATTGATAATACAGTACCTTTTCCAAAGTCACCGTTATCAGACGAGAAGTCTCTGTTTACTAACTTGTCTACGTTTGCTAGTTGATAATATTGGTCTGGTGCTACCACGCAAACTCTACCAGATGAAGGAACATTGTTCTCATCTAGTTTTTGAATTGCTTCAAATACACTATCAATTAATGAAGTTGCATTTGTATTAGCATCAGCGTCAATGATTTCATCACCAACTTTTCCACCAGTTACGTTTGGTGTAGTTACTCTTGATGCAAGAATTGCTAAAGATAAAAGGTGCTTATCAACTCTATTAGCTAACGCTTGACCCATCTCTTTTGAATAGATGCTTCTTACGTCATAATGATTTTTAAGTTCTTCTATTTCAGCAACGAAAGCATCAGCAATTAACATATCATCAATGTTAATTACCTTTTCGTTGTGTTTAATCGCTTGACCAAGTATTTCGTTACCTGCTGTATGGTATGAAGCCGATACAGTACCAGTAACAGGAAATTGAGCTGACTTACCATTAGAAATTGTTCTAACAGTTGTCATACCCAACATCTGATTTTCTCTAGCGAATGTACTTAATACTTCACCTGAAAATACTTTCAGGAAAAGAGCATTAGCATCATTAGCCGAGTTTACTTGACCAATCGTTGATATAACTGCGTTTGACATAGTTATTTCTCCTTATTGGTTTGTTGTTTGGTTTGTTTGTATTGACCTAACTTACTTTCCATAATCAGAAGGTTATCACTCGTGAGTGGCAATCTTTTTTGAATTTTTGTTAGCACCTCTCTTAAGAGAGATGGTACTTTTTTCATTTAGGATTTTCCAAAATTCTTCTTCGGATATTTTTGTAACATCTACGCATTTACAACTTTTACATTTACATTTTTTATTTTCCTTGTCCGACATAAGGTTTGAAACTTCTACGTTTAGATTTATTCATCATTCCTAGACTAGGTTTTCTGCCTATACTGGTCTTTTTAAATTTACTTCTGGTTTCAAATACAGGTTTGTCTTTACTAAACTTAACCTTTGCCACCTGACTTTTTCCAGTTGTTCTTCATAGCTTTGTAAGCTTTTGGAGAAACTGTAGATTTTTTCTTACTTCTAGAAATACCAAGTTTTTTTCTTCTATTAATATTTTGTACTAATGACATTATTTTATCTTAAGTCCTTCTCTATATGTAATTCCAAGTTTTTTATGAGCTTCTTTCATTATTCTTTCATATTTTACTGGGTCTTCTTTTATCATTTTTTGTCTGTAAGCTTCGTTTGCTTTTGCTACTTTATCTGCGTAAGCTTTATTTGATTTTGCTACTTTATCTGCGTAAGCTTTATTTGACTTTGCTATTGTTTCTTTTTCTTTTTTATTTACATCAACCATTATTTTCTCCTTATTTTTTCCTTATGTTGTTTAAAGTTGATAATCCAAAGCTTCCGCTAAAGACGATAAGAACTGCCCACCAAAATTCAGTAGGTGCAGTTTTAAGAATTTCAAAACCTTTCATCATATAAGGTTGAGAAAAAGGTAAAAACGTAAAGACAAATATTCCACCAACAAGAATAGTTAATAGTTCATCTTTAATAGATTTTTCTTGTTGCTTAACTTGCTCAATAGAAACATTTTGTTCTGCTTCTATTTCTTTTGCTCTAATAATTTTTTTCTTTTCAATACTATGCTGAATAGCACCAACTGTTTTGTCGGCTATTATTTTAGTAATAGGATTTTTAAGAATGGGTAAAATAAAGTTAAGCATTACGTGACCTATTGTAAGACTTTGAGCGTACACGAAGATTAGCCATAGAATTATTTTTTGGATTACCGTCTTTATGGTCTACGTCTTTACCATTAAGTTTAGTACCAAGTTTTTTCTTCATCATTCTTCTTGCTAAATTTCGTGATGCTCTATTTTTTTTCTGTTCAGGTTTAGAATGATAATTCTTGTACTCTGAACGATAGTCTCTCATTAGATAACTGAACTTCTAGCTAGTTTATCTTCAACCTTTTTTCTATACGCAGGGTCTTTGTCGTATCTTGGGTCATTCATTGCTTGAGTGACTTGTGCAACACTTTCAAACATTTCAGGTATAGAAGTTGTAGTATCACCTTCAATCATCTGTGGTTTGTCACCAGATATACCTGCTCTTGATGCAATAGCTTGAACAGCAAATTTTACTTGTTCAATTGTTCCGCTATCTAATGTTGCATTGAAAGCATCTTGTTCAGATTGGTTTAAATTATCTTTAGCCCAATCAATAACTTTAGAATAGTTTTCTTCGCCACCAACAATTTCGTGAACCATTTTTACTTCAGTATCAGCAATTGCTTTTTGTCCAGCGATGTAACCATCAACTAAATTTTTATCTAAACCCATCTTTGCTAAATCAGCATAAGACTTTTCAGATAATTCACCTTTCTCTTGATACTCTGCATAAAAAGGTTCTAAAGTATTTTCAGCTTGTTGATTTTCTTCGGCTACTTTTCTAGCATCTTGAATAGATGGGTCGTTAGGTTCTTTTGAAGATACCTTTTTTTCTAATTCAGAATATGCTTTAGCTAAATCTTCTGCTGACGCAAATTTTTCTGGTAGCCATTCAGGTCTGTCTTCCTGAACTGTTTCTGAAGTTTGTTCTTCAGTAGCAATAGCATTTGCTTCTTGTTCTTGTTGCTTTGCTTGTTCTTCTAATGATGGATTTGGTGTCTCATCAGGTGTTA